GCTTTAATATATTTCTGTCTATCTTCACGACGGTCCAGATATTCTGACATAACACCACCAGAACCACGTTTTGAAATTCCAGTTTTGTCTAAGAATCCACGAATCGTGAAGAAATCCTTCACTTTATCTTTAACATTACCCACACGGTCGCCGATAGTTTTATATTGGCGACGACCTTGAACAGTCTCAGTTACTGCTCTAGCCTTTTCCTTAAATTGCTCTTGTTGTTTCTTAATAGTTTCTGCTAGTTTCTTAACATTATCAGCCAACTTCTCATTACTCTTAATGAGCTTATCGTCAGTTTTAATTATCCGTTCATTACTCTCGAGGGTAGACTGTTGAATCTTAATGGATTCTTTAGCAATGGTTTCCCCAGCATTATATAAAATGTTATTTTTAGGGAATTCAATAACTTGAGCTGATTTTTGTTTGTCTAGTACAGATTTCATTTTTTCTCTAACCTTTGTTTTTCTTCTTCTAGATAATTGATCAATAGCGCAACATATATTTCCCTCTCAAATGGAAGCATATTTTCAATATCCTCTAACGAATACTTGTGGTATTGCATCAGAGCAAAATTTAACTTATAGTAATTATTTAAGTTTTCATGACCAAGAGCTATTAAAAAAAACTTTCCATTCCTTCTAATGTGACAGTATGAGCTTTTCCGCATACAGGACACTTATAATTAACATCATGTTTTAACTTTGGCATATTTTCAAAGAAATTTTGAAGTTTTGCGAACTGCTCGGAGGTTAAATTGTCAATGAATTCCATCAATTCTTTTTGAGTTTGCTCTTTAGCGTGATAAACTTCTGTCGCGTCATAGATAAAATCTATACATTGCACCATAATACTGAAAACAGAATCTACTTCACTGCTGTCAATTTTCGCTGATTCCAGCTTTTTAATCACGTCGATTGTTGGGTACTTCATAACTATACCAACATCACCAAATAGAGGAATCTTTTTATCGTGATTATCTGGTTTAGATACTTGTAGTTTTGTTAGATCAATACTAACCTTAACTTTAGCTAATTTGTTTTTATCTCCATGATCTTCATCACAAGACATAATCAACTCAACCATTTCACCAATAGAACGTGCGCGCAGCTGGGTAAAAATGTATTCTAAATCAAATGTAGCTAGGGAATCTACATCCAAGTTTTCTTTAACACATGATTTGACGACTCCCTTTAAGGTATCGACCATAATCGTGGCATCTTCGCTTTGTTGCGCGATGAGAAGAGACTTTTCTTCTTTAACTAAGAATGGTCTATATCTTAAGGTAGCACCCGTAGATGGTAACGTTAAGTTATAAATTGGTGTATTATTTAATGGTAATGCCATATTAATCTCCTTTGTTCATATTCTTTATCATCTTCGCTAACTCCGAGGTACTACCAACGAATATAGCATTATTATTTGTCACTTGTTTGCTAGCTTCAGCTTTGCCAGGAGCATCAAGTTTCTGTTTCTGCTGGTGTATATCCATCAATTGTTGGTTAACATCAGCAAGTTGTTTAATTAAGTTACCCACGACTTCAAAAGCACGTGGGTGTTCAGATTGTTTTGCTACTTCTAATGCATAGTTTAATGCATCTTGACCTTTAAGTAATAAATCATGTAGATTAGCACGAGATTTATCATAGTCAGATTCAACCTTATCAGCAGCAGGAGAAATAATCTCACCATCTGCTGTTATAATTTCTGTCTTAGAAGACATAGGTTCAGTATCAAAGATCTCAGATAATCTATCATCAATTTTCATTATTAATCATTCCTTGTATTTCTCGCTGGAGGGTCGTTTGGATCTAACACAGCCTTAGGAACTGGCTTAGTTTGTAGTGTATTTAGTATGGAAACCGTTGGAGTTTCGGGTATAGAATTAGTTGCAGTCCCGGCAATCTTTTCTTGAGTTCTTCCAAATGCCGCGATACCAAGAACAGCGCCCATGGCGAGATGAAATAGCCCTGCGCCCTGTAAAGTTAGTGGTTGCCACTGTGTGCTAACTACTCCTTTACTAATTGCTTGTAGAACACTCCACATGATTGGAGCTACAACAAAATCGAACGAACAAACCACCATATACATCCAACCCATAGCTGGACGCCATTTGGTTTGCATCCAATGATCACTTTCAGTATTATCTTCTTTTAATTCTTCTGCCATTTAATCCCCCGATTACCACGTATCTGTTGCACCACCACCACCAAAATCTCCGCCACCGCCAGAAGAGAAACCTCCAAATATACCAGATAATTCTTGAGGGATCTGCACTTGCGGAAAACTAAAATCTATTGCTGAGAATTCTTGTATGTTATTAAAAAACAAACCAGTAGAAATTCCGTTAGCATCTAAGATCTCTTCTTTGTTATTAGTATAAACTGAAGGTTCCCAATATTTGTAATTCATTGACACCTGAATCTGCATAATATCTTTCTGATCATATCCAAGAGAAATAGGTGTTATTGTTTTTGGGTATGCCTCAAATAATTTAACTGAATATATCGAGGCATCTTGTTTATCATAAACTCTTATTTCTATATCTGTTATGTAGTCTTTGTAATAATTAAATGTTCGTGTTCTAGTGTCTTGTATTCCATTTATCCAACTATCAAAGAAAGTCTTTATGAGCATATCTTTATCTACATAAAATGTAAAATTAACATTATCAAATAGTCGCTCGTATGGAATTTCTCTAGTTTCACCAAACGTTCTAGATTGAAATGTAGAAACATTAACTCCAGGCAGCTGAGTTTGGCTGCAAAACATAGCTAATTTACGCTTCAGTTCATTATTCGCAGTAAATATCTTTGGTTGTTCAAATGTTATCAAGTATCTGTTAGTTTTAGCTATACCACCAGTTTTTACTTCTGTTATGAATTGTGATAATGTTGTCATTTTCTAGTTGAATCTTTCCATACTTTTGTTGGTGATGCTTTGGCGAATCTTTCTAGCGGTAACATCATTGCGGTCGCCCAATCGTTTGAATTAACTTTTACGAATGGAGATTTAACATGATCGTACATATATTGTTTAACGCAAGGTTCTGCCAGCTTAAATTTACTCATACCATCGATCATTTGCCAGGAAAACTTTAATCTAGTAGTTTGATCCATCTTATCATTGTTCTTAAACATAAGAAGGCTATCCATTAACCTCACACGAAGTGGAATAGGCAAGTAATGCATATTTAATCCGATGAAGCCTTCTTTGTATGCTTTCCATGGGAACACCATAGGAAACATATCATAATAAGGCAACTCTTCTTTATATTTTGGGTCATATTTATATAAATATAAATTACCAGGAAGAATTCTACTCTGTAGTGCCTCGTTATTGTTCGTGAGTATTTTATTTGGTGTTATTCTCTTTTTACTTAAGAGAAGTATTTGCTGCTCATACCAAGATTTAGATCTTAGTCGAATGTTGTGTAAATCGTAATGTTGCTTTACGAATATATCGTTTAGTGGTGTTTTTGTAGCCATTTTATTTTATACCAAGATGATATTCTGTGAATATAATAAACTCATAACCTCTGTCCTTGGACCAGTTTTTAGCAGCTTCCCATTTAGCTTGATTTTTCATAAAAGTAGCTGCTTCATTTAAATAACGCTTAGTTGTTTTTCCAGGATGCACTGGAGGTTTAGTTTGATAGTCAGGCTTAATCTCTACGATATACGTTTTTAATTTTCCGTCTTTTTGTTTTATTTGTATCTGAAAGTCCACGAAATATCGGTGTATTTTGTTATCCAAGGGACATCTATAAGGAACTATAGTTTCTTCAGACTTCCATTTTATTACGCTCGGGTTGTGATCGCACCAAGAGGCGAACCTCGTTTCCCAAGAAGATCTCATTATTATATTTGTCTGGTCTCCGGAATATTTTTCCGGATTGACTGGAGCATATTTTCTTTTATGAAACATATAAATAATAGAGAGTTAAATTTTACCAATAACTATTTAGGATAACACAAATGCCATATGACGACTTAGGAAATTATGTAGGAGAGTTTATTTCTTCTACGATTTCTGGAAATCCTCTAGATTCAGATCTGTCTAATAGAGCATTTAATTCTAGACAGGGAAACCCATATAACAGCATAAATTCTCAGAATACATACAATGATAATTTTAACAGTGTTGTTGGAGATGATAATGGATTTGGACAAAACCTGGGAAAATATTCAGTAGGATCTTTATCATATCCAGATGATTTGTTTGACTCTACTAGAAAATATGGTGGTAACTATGTTGTATTTTATATTAATGTTCCTATTGACTCTAAGTTGATAACTGAAGATAATCTGCAAACTGTAGAAATCAATGATAGCGAAAGATTTAGAGCTTCCATCGCTAAACAAGGATATAGTCAAGTTGATCTCGTTGCAGCTGCAACGCTAACTGGACTTTTGGGTGGCACCATACTTGGTTCTTTGGGCGGTGGTGGCGGAGCTATTACCGGAGGTAAGTTGGGAGCCGGAGTAGGCTTCGGCTCCGGTATAGCAGTCGCTGCCACTAGTGATGGTAAAATAACTAGACAGCAAAAACGGTTACAGACTGCTATCGCTCTACATACACCAAATCAATTAACTGCAACATATGGTATGCAGTGGGATGCTGAAGATACTGGATTATTCCAAGCAGCGGCTAAAATGAGTGAGCAAGCAATTGGCGCAGCGAAAGATTGGAATGCAGATAAGGCTGGTCAGACTTTAAAGACAGCTGGAAGCGCGATCACCGCAGCGGCACTTGCAGGTGGACCATCTGGATTGTCCGCCATTTCCGGGTTAGCTGCGAACCCAAAGAAAGAACAATTATTCAAAGGTGTTGATTTTAGAACGTTCACTTTTGAATATCAATTTGCACCAAGAGATGCAAAAGAACATAGAAATGTACAAAATATAATTAAGATGTTTAAATTACATATGCATCCAGAATATAAAGATGCTGCTAGTTTTATTTTCTTATTTCCGTCAGAATTCGATATTCATTACTATCATTTGAATGAAGAAAACGAAGCACTATTTAAACATACATCTTGTGTGTTGACGAATATGTCGGTTAACTATACTCCAAACGGAAATTTCAACGCATTCGGTAATGGCGCGCCACCGCAAATTAATGTTCAAATGACATTTAAAGAACTTGCTATTCTTACCAAAGAAGAGATCAAGAAAGGATTCTAATGTACTTCGACGATTTCAACAAGTTAGCATACGACTTCAAAACTGGTTTAAATAATTCTAGAGAGTTAGTTGTAGTTAAAGATATAACACAAAATATAAGATTCAGAAAAGAATTTTTAAATTCACTATTGTTATATAATGCATACACTGTAATAGACGGAGAAACTCCAGAGATTATATCTGAAAAATTATATGGGTCTCCATTGTATCATTGGATTATAATGTTAGTTAATGATCGATATGATTATATAAACGACTTCCCGTTAGATGGAAACAAACTTAGTGCCATGATTAAATCTAAGTATGGAGATAGAGATCTTGACGTTCATCACTTTGTTAATTTGAATGGTAAAACAGTTCCTGGTTATCAGATTATGTCAATCCCGAATTTCACATTTACCGAAATTGTAGATGATGAAGAACAAATTGTTTATATTTATGACAGAATGACTACTGGCATGTTTCTTAAAACACAAATAGTAATAAATGGAGTATCAGATAGTTATACTGGAATTATTGAAAGTATTGACAGTGCATCTAAAAAGGTTAATGTTTTATTAATGGCAGGTGCATTTTCTGTTAGTGATGTAATCAATATCGTGCAATATATTCAGAATTCTTCTGGTGACTTAGTGGAAGAGATAGTTGCAAGTTTCACCTTGTCTGAAGTTGATTATCCATATAATGTGCTCCCAGTCACAAATAATGAATACGAATTTTCAATTAATGAAGCCAAGAGAAATTTAAGAGTGATACCTAAAGCATATCTGGATCAAATAATGACAGAATTTTCTAATGTGATGACCAAATAATATGACAGATATTTTAAGTTTTGCCGGAGATTTTGCGTTAGAGAAG